AAGAACTTCGTTCTTTCGAACTTCCTTACATTGAAAAAGACTTAGAAGGCTTCAAAGCTACATTCACTCGTCTTCCTCAACGTGACGAACTTCCTATCGAAGTTAACGAAACACTTATCGTCGAATTGTACTCCAAATAATACATACAGTTCTACGAATGCACAAAGCACAGTACTTATGCTTATAGGTACTGTGCTTTTTCTTTTAAAAATAGTTAAAATTTGTGTGCGTTGCTCAACCGTTGCACAACCTTTAACTAAATGATGACGGTATTTTATTTACTTCTTCGATGTACTGCTCAATCGTTTTATGGGTATACACATCTGCAGTAATGTCTTTACTTTGTGTGTGGCCAACGATAGCCTTTAGAATGTAACGATCCATTCCATAATTACTGGCCAAGGTTACAAACGTATGTCTAGTATCGTGTGGTAAGTGGTCAGATATACCGACCTCTTTACAAAATCGTTTTATTGGCTTTCCTAGGTACTTTGAGGTGTACCCTTGAGGTATAAGTGTATCAGATTTAGAAACGCTCGCCTTGGCGTAAATTTCGCGATAAAAAGGCATAACGCAGTCGGCAATAGGTATTAATCTATCCTTGCCGGCTTTTGTTTTTACACCACCAATGATATATCGTTCCTCCAGGTGCACGTTTTCAAGTTTTATGGATAGTAGCTCTATTGGTCGCATACCGGAGTAGATATACATTAATAGGAGCTTGGCTATATCTAGGTGAGTATGTTCCCATATGGTTTGAATTTCAGCCTCTGTAAATGGCTTGTGTATGTCTGACTTCTCGGGCGGCTTTAATTCTAGGAGTGCTGCGTAGTTCTTAACGATGATATCATTCTTAATAGCAGACTCAAAGGCACCGTTCAAGCCTTTTAATATAATAGCTATAGATGAACGACTTAAATGGCTATTTTCATCGATTATAGCCTGTAGGTGCACGAGTTTAATTTCTTGTATAGGTTTATTCCAAATCGATGTTAACTTCGCTTGTGCGGTCGAATATCCGCCTTTTTTGACATCTATTCCTTTTTGTTCTTTGTCAGCTATCATCCAACGCCAACATTCACTAAACAGTACCTTCTTCGTTTCAAACTTCTCTGGGTAGATACCATACTCTGATAAGGCGTCCCATGCTTCTTTTGATTTAGCATAATAACCAATCGTCTTACGCTTACACTTGCCGGTCTCATCGTAGCCAATCGTTACGACTGCACGGTAAGGCTTGCGTAAAGGTTTATGTTTCATTTTGTAAACGGATCCAGAACCGTTGGCTCGTTTCATGGCCATAAATATATACCTCCTAAAATACCCCTATCGTGTGATAGGGGTATTATTTTATTTAGATAGCTTATTTACATCTAAGTTATTATCAACAATATCTCCGAGCTTATAAAGGGTTAGCGCAGTCTTTAACTGTTCAACTTCTTCAGATGATAGGGCATAGTCCTTATAATATTGTGATCCGCGATATCTGATGATTGGATTATCACCTTGCGTTAAGATGCGCAATCCTTCATCTATTTCTGGGATTGTTAGCAAGGCATACTCATAGGTTCCGGAATCATCTAATCTGATATTTTTGCCTCCGCCACTTTGCCCCGCAATGACGCCACGCATTGTGTAATCATATTTACCTGCAGAACTGGAGAACGTTAATTTATCCCAAAATATCCAATTTGTAGATATATCTAATGGAGCGAAAGTAACAAATTTGACAAAAGGTCCTGTTAAATGACCCGAGGAGTCTACGAAAGCAACCCATGATACAGCGTTGCTAGGTTGTATTGCTCTTTGACTAGAACTGTAGAATTTATATTCCCTGTCTACTTGATCATATTCAAAGTTTGTGTTGTTTAGAATAGTATATATTTCCTTTTCTGCATCAGCCTTTTTCTTCAACTCGGCTTCCTTGTCCTTTTCTTCCTGCGCTTTGCGAGCGTCTTCTGATGCGGCATAAGCTGCTTGATTAGATGTATTTTGATGGTAATCAGTTATTACATACCCTACTAACACAGCCATAATTACCCCTAAAACAGCTGTTACTAACACTCTTTTGTTCATACTTATCTCCCCTTAAATTTAAAACACAGAACGACTAAATAGGCCCTCCCTAAAAGGCTTATTTAAATCGTAAGCTCTCTTAACGTGGTCGTATTCCGTTTTACACATAGCTGATACTAAATAATGGTAATCTCTTTGCGTACTAATATAAGGAAATAGATTATTTAGCTTGACGCCATACTGTTGAATTAGAGATAAATCGTTTTTAATCTGAGGGCCCTCGTGTGAAAGTATATTAGCAGATAATGCAGCAGCTGATTTACTTAACCCAAAAACATACCTGTAGGCAAAGTAAAAATCTTCAATATTAGGACCCTCTGTTTTATACCTAGAAATAAAACCATATACTAAAGTGGCAGGCGCTAATAGCTCCCTAGCAAATGTGTTTGCCTCCAACTCTAAAATAGGGGATTTGACTAACTCTGGATCATTCATTTTCTGTAAATGATGTCCCCTAATTATGTGTCCAGCTTCATGACATAGACTCCACAGTTTACGTTCTTTTGTTTTTATTTCTGAATCATATAAGATATACAAATCATTTGTTTTAGGTAAATATAAGGTAGCGGCATCGGATGATTGTGTATACATTCCTATTATTAAAGGGGATACTCCGAGAGCTTGCGCACCTTGTTTATAAGTTTTAACACAAACATTTTTTTGTTTTATTAAATATTCAATTACCATTCTAGGTGTTAGCTTGATTTCATCACTTATTAACTTACGTGTATTGTGTGCCTCTTTTATCGTACTTACAAGATTATTAGTCAAGATCATCATCCTCTGGCATATTCGAATCATGTTTTGACTTTAGGAAACTAATAAAGTCATTTAACTGTTGTCTTTCAGCCTTACCTAAACCTTTGTAGTTCCTTTGTAAAGATATTAATTCTTCATCATAACTAAAAGTATTTTGGCTATCAAATTGTTCTAATATATCTGCAGGAATATTTAGCCCCTTACAAATTTTTAACACGTTGTCTATAGATGCGCCACCTACGTTATTCAAAATAGAATATAAAGTGGTATAAGGCATGTCAATTCTAGCGGCAAACCCTTTAATTGTATCTATTTCTAATATTTTTTCTTTTAAAAATTGTTCTCTCGTCATAGTAATCACCTCTAGTCATAAAGTCCTCTCATATATATAATAATACATCAATTACGAAATATCAATATTTAAATACGATATTTCGTAATTAAAATACTCATTAATAAATCATAAACAAGCTTAAACTGGACAAATTCGAAATATCGTATTATGATGATGATATAAGAAATACGATATTTCGAATTATAACTATTGAAATATCGTATTCTAAGAGATGGTAAAGGGAGGTGAATACATGTATCCAAATCTAAACGCCGAACTCGCAAGACTAGGTTGGAGTCGAAAAGTACTAGCGGACAAGCTAGAAGTTCGATACGCAACCATTCTGGATAAGTTAAACGGTAAATATCCATTAACTTATGATGAATGCGTACGGATTAAAAATCTTATGGGGGCTGACATTCCTCTTGAAGTTCTTTTTTTTACCGAGTAATACGAAATATCGAATTGAGTTATAAAAGGAGGTATTCACTATGAAGCAACAAGTACCGGACATCGCTCCAGTAGTCGCAGCATTAGACAGGTTCATTATTACAACCTTAGATAATGGCTACTTGGAAGAAGTCCAATGTGTAAGTGATCTAATAAACGCAAGGGTCACTTTGGTATCTACTTACCAACAAATGACTAGCAAGGAACGAGTGTTACCTGTTAGAAAAGGTGGCCAACCAATCTACGCTAGACTTACAAAATAGCCCCCTCGGTACCGCAAATACCGAAGAGGCTCAATCAAAAAAAATAATTCGATTAACTTAAGTATACAACAATGAAAGGTAATTATCCATGAAAACAAATAAAGTACTCGCAACAACATCTATCATTTCCGCATTGGCGGTTAACGTATTCGCATCTGGCGTAGTTACAGGCCCTGTTGAGCCTAACACAACTGCACCTACAGTAAGTGGCTATAACAGTGCTGCATTAGGCGTAAACACAACTGTTAGTGGCGCAAGCACTATTGTTCTTGGCCGTGATAACAACGTAGTAGGTGATAACAACGTAGTAATTGGTTCTAACAATGGTACTATCAACGCCGGTCAAAGTACATTTATTGGCTATAACAACACAAGCGTAGATAACAGTCAAGAACAAACTGTAATTGGTGCTAATAGCACTGTCGGTGGCCAAGGTGCAATGGCGCTAGGGACTCATGCTGTAGTAACTGCTTGGGATGCAGTTGGTATAGGTAATAACATCATTGCTGATAAACAAAACTCTGTAGCCATCGGCACAAACTCCGTTACAGATGATGCGGTAGGAGTAGACGGTATCGACATCAATGGTACTCGCCACATCTTCGCAGGCGAACAGCCGGCTAGTGTGGTTAGCTTCGGTGCTCGTAACCGTGCAGGTGCAGGCGGTGTTACCTACTACAATAGACAATTACAAAATGTTAGCGCCGGCAGAGTTGAAGCGGATAGCTTAGACGCTATTAACGGTAGCCAACTTTACGCAGTAGTAGATGAAGTTAATACCATTGGAGGCACAGTGAATGGACACACTCAACAAATTAATCGAAATGCTAATAATATTGGCGCTAACACTAACCGCATTAATAACCTTGAAGGTACTGTTAACACTAACACTACTGCTATTAACAATTTAACAGGTCAAGTAACAGTAAATACAAAAGACATCGCAGACCTTAAAGGCAAAGCAAATACAACAGCTAATACTGTAAATAACTTAGTTGCTAAAACAGATGCTAATACTACTGCTATTAATCAAGTAAATGATCGTGTGTCTGATACTACCCAACGTATCGATAACTTAGGTAGTCGCTTCAATAACGTGGATCAACGTATGAACAAGCTAGGTGCATCTAGTGCAGCATTAGCAGGGCTACATCCTCTTGAATACAACAAGAATGATAAAGGTAACTTCGCTATTAGCTATGGTCACTATAGAAATGCTAATGCAGTAGCACTCGGCGCGTTCTATAGCCCTAATGAAAAAGTGCGCTTAGGCTTTGGTATCACTCTAGGCGGTGAAACTCAATTAAATATCAATGCTGCCTTCCGTACAGGTAAAGGTTCCGAATATGAGCCACAAGCTAAGAATGGCGAACTTGAACAACTTCGTAAGGAAGTAGCTGAATTAAAAGCATTAGTTACTAAATAGGAGGTAGTCATGATAAAGAAAACAATCGCAGTTTGCCAAATGGCCACTGTGCTTGGGTGGTCACTAACGGCGGTACGTGAGTGTATCGCCATGGACAAGTTCCCATTTGCTCAATGTTGGCAATGCCAAGGCAAGAAAGGCAGAACCTTCTCCATCGATAAAGAAGGCTTCCGGTTCTATCTTGCTAACACACTAGGGTGGACGGCTAGCCGAATTGATAAAGAGTTCAAAGAAGCTCACATTTATTAATTATACGAGGTGTACATAAATGCTTACAGTGATAAAAATAATTGGCTTCATCTTAATCATCGGAGCTATGGGCTCTTTAGAACTTGACCGAGTATCATTCGGAGGATTCTTAATGCAAATCATGTTAGGTGGCTTGTTGATCATATCCGCTACCCAACATGAACGCATTAAATATCTAAAGGAACGATTGTATGGCACGCACTGAGCGTAACTACAGACTGCGCCAGGATGTATTCTACAAGCTATGGAGCGATAAGGCAGATGAGTTCAAGACTCAAAAGGCTATCCAGGATGCATCTGAGTTATCAAAGTCTACCATTAGACGGTTACTACTTGGTAACCGGGTAGACTATAGCACTGCTAAATCCATAGCATCTATATTTCAAGTGCAAATCCCTGTTCTATTTGGTGAGGTGATTAGTTATGAAAGACTATAGTGGCCCACATCCAGTGATGCACATGGCTGTACTAAGAAAGGGGCTAGACCTAAAAGAGTTAGTCTATGAACGCACGCCATACGGATTTGTTACATGGTGTCATGAAGTCGGTATTAGTCCTAGAATTATCAAGTTAAATCGCGGTGACTGTTGCCGCATATCTACCGCAGAACTCATAGCTAAAAACCTACGAATGTCCTTTAACTCCATATTTAAGCATACGACTATAAAGCAAAACTCATGGGGTAATAGATTCGGGTATAAGTTAAAGCATGATGAATTTAAAGCCTTACTAGCTAAAAGGAAACTAAATGTACAAGGCGCTGCTGAAATATGTGGAGTGCATTTCGTCACACTATATAGCTATTTAAGAGACGAGAAAGTGGCTAGATTTAAAACTGCGGTCCTAATTGCAGATGGGCTTAAAGTTCCAATCGAAACAATATTCCAAGTACAAGATTACTAATACAAGAAAGGTAAACATAATGGACAAAATTAAAATCAATTCCTTTGAATTGGAAAACGTGAAACGCGTTAAAGCGGTATCTTATGAACCTACAGAAAATGGTCTAACTGTTATAGGTGGGAAGAATGGTCAAGGTAAAACGTCTATCTTAGATGCTATCGCATGGGCGCTTGGGGGTGCTAAATTTGAACCTTCCAGTGCTGCACGTGAAGGTAGCTACAACCCTCCTAAACTTGAAGTAAAGCTATCCAATGGATTGGTAGTAACTCGAACTGGAGCTAATAGTACTCTCAAGGTACTTGATCCAGAAGGTAAGAAATCTGGCCAAAAGATTTTAGATACATTCATTGGACAGCTTGCCTTGGACCTTCCTAAGTTTATGGAAATGAGCGACAAAGAAAAGGCTCAGGAATTACTTCAATTATTGGGCGTAGAAGATGAGTTAAAGCAACTCGAAGGTGAATACCAAGAGGTATATGCTAAACGTCATTCTATAGGGCAAATTGCCACTCAGAAAGACAAATACGCTAAAGAGTTACCTGCATATGATGAAGTTCCACAAGAACCTATCAGTGCATCGGAACTCATTAAACAACAACAAGATATCCTTCTTCGCAACGCTGAGAACCAAAAGAAACGTAATAACGTGTCTGCTATCAAGGCTCAGATGGTAACTGTCAATAACTTAGTCGATGAAGCTCAACGAAAACTAGAAGAGCTTCAAGCTAAGCAGACACAACTAGCAGAAGATTATGATATCGCAACGACTGCAGCTAAAGACTTAGAAGATGAGTCCACGGCAGAGCTTGAAGAGCAAATTAAGAATGTAGATGAAATCAACTCTAAAGTGCGTGCTAACCAAGAGCGTCAACGTGCTTTACAAGAAGCTGCAGACTTCAAACAGGAATACGATGAGTTAACGGATAGCATTCAAGATATCCGCGATCGTAAAAATAAATTACTTGAGTCTGTGGATATGCCACTACCAGGGTTATCTATTCAAGAAGGCGTGCTTATCTACAACGGTAAACAATGGGACTGCATGAGCGGTGCTGAGCAACTAAAAGTGGCCACAGCCATTGTTAGAGCACTTAACCCTAAATGTGGGTTTGTGTTAATGGACAAAATGGAGCAAATGGACATCGATACTATGAAAGAATTCGGTGGGTGGTTGGAGAAAGAGGGGCTACAAGTTATCGCCACTCGCGTTACGAACAACCTAGATGAATGCTCCATCATCATCGAAGATGGCCACATTAAGGGCGAGGAGTTCAGTACTACAGGTAAGGCTACCAAAACTAAGCCTAAAGCTAAAGCAGAACCTAAAGAAGATGTAATCGAAGAACCTAAAGCTAAAGACGATTGGGGGGAATTTTAATGAATATTACTACTGGGAAAAGAAAAAGAGCGCAAAAATGTGTTGTGTATGGTACCGAGGGTATTGGTAAAACCACCTTCGCTAGTCACTTCCCTTCTCCTGTCTTTATTGACACGGAAGGAAGTACAGACCACCTAGATGTGGCACGTACTGAAAAGCCTACATCATGGACAATGCTTATCTCCTTTATTAAGGAATTTGCTATGATGCCAGGTGGCTATCAAACATTAGTCATTGATACTATCGACTGGGCTGAGCAACTATGTGTAGAGCATATCTGCGCTCAACACCAAAAGAAAGGTATTGAGGAGTTCCCATATGGCACAGGCTATGTATTTGTACGTGAGGAAATGGGGCGCTTCCTTAACTTACTTGATGAAGTAATTGATGCAGGTATGAACGTAGTACTTACGGCACATGCACAAATTCGTAAGTTTGAACAACCGGACGAGCTTGGTGCATATGATCGCTTTGAACTAAAGCTTGGGAAGAAAACAGGAAGCCAAACTTCCCCTCTTATTAAAGAATGGGCGGACATGGTACTCTTCGCTAACTACAAAAACGAAATCATAACATCGACTACTAATAAGAAAAAGGCAGTCAATGGTAAGCGTTTAATGTACGCTACACATTCCCCTGCATGGGATGCTAAAAACCGCCATGGATTACCTGATGTGATGCCATTTGAATATAGCCAAATCGCTCACGTTATCCCAGATGATGTACTTCCAAAAGCTGCCGCTGATGAATTGGCCAAAGCAAGCACTGAAGACTACGCACCGGAAGTAGTTGAAGCTGCGAAAGCACAAACTGGCGAAGTAGTGGCTAAGACAGAACCAAAGGCTGAGCCTAAGCCTAAAGAAGAACCTAAACCTGCAGAAGATGAAACACCACTAATTGAAACAGCTATCCCTAAACCATTAAAAGACTTAATGGCTAAAGATGGTGTGACATTAGACCAAGTACAGTCCGTAGTGGTAGCTCGTGGTAAATATCCACAAGGTACTCCATTTGAAAATTATGATCCAGCGTTCGTAACAGGTTGGATTATCCCTATGTGGGACAAAATTGTTGAATTCATTAATAAATAAGAAACGAGGTAACAGATTATGAGCAGCGCATTTGAACAATTAGGAACTGAAGCATTAGGTTTTAACTCCGAAGTAGTAGCAGAGGTAAAAGAATTTACATTACTTCCTGCAGGTGTATATCCATTCGTTATCACTAACGTAGAAAAAGGCTACACAGACGTGGCTACTGCTAAAATTCCGGCTAATACACCTAAAGCAGTTATCACATTAGAGGCTGACGGTGGTGCACAAGGTAAAAATAAAGTCACTGAACGTTTATACTGGATTCCCTCCATGATGTGGAAAGTATCTAATGTATTCATCGCTACTGGTTTAGCTAAACCAGGTGAAAAGTTTATGGCAAATCCTGACTTATTAATTGGCAAAACTGGTCAATTTGAACTAAGCCACCGCCTATATGAAAAGAATGACGGCACACAAGGTACTGCTAATGAAATCAAGAAGTTTATTCAACCTAAAGACGATAGCTTCGGAGGCTTCTAATGGAATTAAGACCCTATCAGACAGAGGCAGTCAATGCCGTATGGTCAGAGTGGGAGAAAGGTAACAGACGTACCCTGTTGGTGTTACCAACGGGGTGCGGTTAAGGCAAGACTATATGTTTTGCCAAAATTGCTGAGGAAGCAGTCCGAAGAGGTAAGCGTGTATTAATCCTGGCACACCGCGAAGAACTACTTCAACAGGCGTCAGATAAAATCATGCAAGCATCCGGACTGACTACAGCAATAGAAAAGGCTGAGCAGTCATGCATAGGGAAATGGGACCGCATCATAGTCGGTTCTGTACAAACCCTATGCCGTGACAGCCGGCTAGCTCTATTTAGTAAATCCTACTTTGACACGATCATCATAGATGAAGCACATCATGCTTTATCTAGTAGTTATCAAGCTATATTAAATTACTTTGACACAGCCGATATACTCGGCGTTACTGCTACACCAGATAGGTCAGATATGCAGAACTTAGGCAAGGTGTTCGATAGCTTAGCTTATGAATATACCCTACGTGATGCGATTAGTAGTGGCTACCTGGTGAAGATACAAGTACAAACATTACCATTACACATTGACTTTACCAATGTGAAGATTACCGCAGGTGACTTCCAAGCCGGTGATATTGGCAGAGTATTAGATCCATACTTAGAACAAATTGCTGATACGTTACTTGACTACAAAGATAGAAAAATAGTGGTGTTCTTACCACTCATTGAAACGAGCCAAAAGTTCTGCAAGATGCTCATTGAACGTGGATTTAATGCTGCCGAAGTAAATGGTAATAGTAAAGACCGTAACGAAATTACAGAGGCCTTTGCCAATGGTAAATATAACGTGCTTTGTAACTCAATGCTACTAACTGAAGGGTGGGACTGCCCTAGTGTTGACTGCGTAATCGTACTTAGACCAACTAAATCAAGAGCGTTATATACGCAAATGATTGGCCGTGGTACTCGGTTATGCGAAGGAAAAGACCACTTATTAGTGCTCGACTTCCTATGGCACTATGAAAAACACTCGCTATGTAGACCTGCTCACTTAATCGCTAAGTCTGATGATGTAGCTATTAAGATGACTGAAATACTTGAAACTTCAAGTATGGGGTTAGAGGAGGCTGAAGAAGAAGCTGAACGTGATGTACTTGCTGAACGTGAAGCAGCTCTTGCTAAAGAACTTGCCGCTATGCGTAAGAAAAAAGCTAAGCTTGTGGATCCATTACAGTTTGAATTCTCTATTCAAGCTGAGGATTTAACACATTATGTGCCTGCGTTTGGTTGGCAAGCATCGAGTATCACAGACAAACAAAAGAAAACTATCGAGGACTTTGGCCTTAATCCTGACACCATTGAAGATGCTGGTAAAGCCTCCATGCTCATCGATAGATTACACAAACGTAAAGCGGAGGGGTTATCCACTCCGAAACAAATTAGATTTTTAGAAAATAAAGGCTTTAAAAATGTTGGCACTTGGACTAATACCCAAGCCTCTAACATGATAAGCCGCATTAGTGCTAGTGGTTGGAGAATACCGAAAGGAGTTAAACCTGCAACGTACCAACCATCATAAAGGAGTGCAAATGGAAGAAAGAAAGTTAGATTTAAGAGAAGTATTGGAGTACATTGACCCAGTCGATTGCTCCTACGAAGAATGGCTAAACGTAGGCCTTGCACTTCACCACGAAGGCTATCCCATGTTCGTATGGGAGGAGTGGTCATCTAATGACGGTGAACGGTTCCATCCTGGTGAATGTGAAGCTAAATGGAATTCATTCGGTGCTTACACAGGTAAACAAATTACAGGGGCCACTATCACTCAGATGGCTAAAGAAAATGGATGGACATCTAACCGTAGTACTCAATGGGATACAACAGCAGTGCCATTTGGGACTATGGTTATGGCTAATCCTGATCCATACAAAATTATTGATAAGACCTGGGTAGAAGCCTCTGACATTGATATTCCAAAGCACTATCCTCAAGAACAACGTGTGGATGACTTAACAAAGTACTTACAAGCGGTATTCGAGCCAGACGATTATGTCGGCTACGTAAACACTGTGTATGTCCATCAAGATAAGGACGGTACTGAGCTCAAATCTCCGACTAAAGGGAGCTATGGTCGTACACAAAATCAAATTTTAGATGCTCTGAGAGCTAATAAAAAGGTTGATGATGCAATAGGTACCCTAGATGAAGAAGCAGGTGCATGGATACGATTCAATGCATTAGATGGTAAAGGCGTGAAGAATGATAACGTAGCATCTTTTAAATTCGCATTGATTGAGTCTGACAACATGGAATTAGGTAAACAAAAGGCTATCCTAGAGCAATTAGAGTTACCTATCGCAGCTATGGTATATAGCGGTGGTAAAAGCATCCATGCTATCGTGCATATCGATGCAAATGATTATTCTGAGTACCGTAATCGAGTAGACTTCCTATATCAAATCGTACAGAAGAATGGTTTTAAGGTTGATAAGCAAAACAAAAACCCTAGCCGGTTATCACGTATGCCTGGTGTAATGCGTGCCGGTAAACCTCAATTCTTAATCGCTACGAATATTGGTAAAGAGTCATTCAAGGAATGGGAAGAATGGATAGCTACTGTCAATGATGACCTCCCAGAACCGGAAGATTTAAATGCACTATGGGATAACTTACCTGATTTAGCGCCTAGCTTAATTGATGGCATCCTTCGTGAAGGTCATAAGATGTTAATTGCCGGTCCATCTAAAGCCGGTAAGTCATTCGCTCTTATCCAATTATGTATCTCTATTGCAGAAGGTAGACCGTGGTTCGGATTTGACTGCGCACAGGGAAAAGTACTCTACGTAAATTTAGAACTTGATCGTGCGTCATGTTTACATCGATTTAAGGATGTCTATGAAGCACTACACCAGGCGCCAAATAACTTAGACAAGATATCCATTTGGAACCTTCGCGGTAAGTCACTACCTATGGACCAATTAGCACCTAAGCTAATCCGTAGAGCTGAAAAGAAAGGGTATAAGGCTATTATTATTGACCCTATCTACAAAGTAATTACAGGTGATGAAAACAGTGCCGACCAAATGGCTAACTTCTGTAACCAATTTGACAAGGTATGTACTGAGCTGAAATGTGCAGTCATCTATTGTCACCATCATTCTAAAGGGAATCAAACTGGTAAGCGGTCTATGGACCGTGCCTCTGGTTCCGGTGTATTCGCTCGTGACCCAGATGCCTTGATTGATTTACTAGAAATCGAAGCAGAGAACCTAGATGAAAACAAATTAGAAGGGGCTCCAGTTGATACTGGCCAATGTACTACATGGAGAATGGAAGGTACGCTCCGTGAGTTCCCTCGGTTTAAGCCTGTTGATCTATGGTTTGAATATCCAATTCATAAAGTCGATGATAGTGGTTTCTTATCTATGGCTATGTTTAAAGACTCTCAAGAAAAAGGCCTTAACAAAATGAACAAGGCTAAGCAGTCTGCTAGAGAAAAGAAAAAACAGCAGTTAGTCGATGCCTTTAATATTGCCGCTGCTAAGAATAACTTTAGCGGTCGAGCTGATATAAAAGAGGTCATGAACATTATGCAAATTTCTGAAAGTACTCTTAGAAGATATTTAAAAGAAATGCCTATCTTCAAAGTTGAAATGGGTGAGATTGTTTCAAGCGAAAATGTTAACCTTGATAATTAATTAATAGGTTAACAATAGCTCCGTCACACCTTATATATATATATAGGTATGACTGACATTTTGAATCTGATTGATAGTTGGAGTACATATGGTGGGGGTCGTAGACTCCCCCACCCATATGCCTCCTATAACTAATCAATTAAAAAGGTTTGGGTAGTAGTTTTTGAATGTGATTGTGGAGGAAATGAAAATGACAGTACGAGAACTAATTGGTTATTTAGAAAAGTGTGATCAAGACCAAGAATATTACATTGACACTAATTAAACAATTTATGAAATTGACTATGTTGATAATTTATATGATGGGTTAGGGATAAATATTGTTACTGGTTGGGAAAAAGATGAGGAGGATTAGCAATGTTAGTTAAAGATGAAACTAAATATTGTTGGGTTGATGATGAAGTAGCTGGTGAACCGCAAGATAGCATTAAAGAGGCTATCGAAGATTATGTCAATAATGAATATGACTACGGTGATTTTGATGCTTTAAGTCGAGAAGAATTATTACAAACAACGATAGAAATAGGTCATCCGTACCGATATGTACCTGAGGTAGATGGTGAGCGAGTTATTTGGAATGTGCTTGATTACAACTTAAATGAAGAAATCGTAGAATGGTCAGACGATTACATGAAAGATGTTAAAAACGAACACATGGACGAACTAAGCGAAGAATTAACGAAAGTATTTCAAGAGTGGGAAAAACGTCATGAGTACGAAAATACATCATATGTTGTGTTAGAAACAAAAGAATATCTCATTGGAGATTATATTAAGGAGTGATTGAATGAAAACTCCATGTAAGAATTGTGAGCTGCGTTCAGTTGGCTGTCATGGCACATGTGTTAGCTACATAATGTACAAAGCTAGAATGGATAGACAACATAAAGAACGTAACTTGCAATGTGATGTAGGCGCTTATATTGGTAACAACATTAAGCGTATTAGACATAGATTAAGGAAGTGTAATAAATATGGTTTGGGATCCAATTATATCGAGTGACTGGCACCATGAATTATGGGTACGGTTGCGAGTAACTATGAAAGATGGAAGCAAACATACAGGGTGGTGTTATATCCATGGTGACCATGACTGGGCGTATGAACGTGGTGAGAAGAAGCCTTTTAAATGTGTCAGGCCATTGGTCAATTACCATATAACACATAATGAGGTAATACGATTGTATGATAGATACTTTGAGGACTTACCTATAGTTAAAGTAACCGCTAACCAAATTAGAACATTTACCATTACTCACCGCATATTCGGTATTCCTGTTGATGAAGACGAAACTTATGGAGAAGCTTGGTATAAAAGCAAACTAGCTATGAGAGGTGTTAAGAATGGTAATTGAATTCTTTATCCCTCTTCGTAAAGTTCCAACAGGTACCCATCAACAAAAAAGGGTGACTGTTAAGAATGGTACGCCAAGGTTTTATGAGTCAGCAGACGTGAAAGCTATTAGAAAGTTATTCACTGAAGAACTAGCACCATATTCTCCTACGGATCCAATACAAGGTCCGATTAGACTGGTTACCAAATGGTGCTTTGGTAAGGCTAATTGTAAGAAGGCTCAATGGAAAACCACTAAGCCTGATACAGATAACCTTATTAAATTGTTTAAAGATTGTATGACTTCGCTAAACTATTGGAATGATGATGCCCAGGTGTGCAGTGAGGTTACTGAAAAGTATTGGAACCCAGTGACTGGGATATGGGTTTACATTGAAACGTTAGAAGAACTACAGTGAAAGGTTGAAGCTATGAATAAAAAACTTGTATATGTTGCTCACCCATTTGGTGGCAAGGAAAGCAACCGTAAAAAGATTGACGTGATCATGGGTGAGTTAGTGCTGAATGATTTAACACATGACTATGTATCACCTATCCACAATTATGGCTATGTATATCTGACTGGTGATGATTATCAAAAAGGGTTAGATATCTGCTTAGGTCTACTTAGTCATTGTGACATTTTAGTACTATGTCCAGACTGGCAATCAAGTCGTGGCTGTAAAGGTGAATTTGAATATGCTCAAAAACATGGCAAAGCTATCTTCACATTAGAAGAATGGAAAGCCATGAACTATATTTAGAAAGGTGGTTATATAATGGCAGTTGCAAGAACGTGTATTAGATGTAACCGTAAATTCTTAGCTAAAAAAGATGAGCAGTATTGCAAACAATGTGCTAAGGATGAATTGATGGCTATTCTTAATAAAGATAAACCTAAAGAGCAACCGAAAGAAAAATCTAAAGATGAACCAAAGGTCCTTACAAAATGTAAACGATGTGGAACAATGTTTGAACAAACGGGCAAAGGTAGACCGGCAGTTAATTGTCCAACGTGCCGAGCAGAATTAAGCGAACCTAAAGCCAAGACAATACCTAAGGATAATCAATCTAAGAAGATTAATGGAAGTACTCCAGTTATTTCCAAAAAGGAAACTACTGAATCTTATATTACCTCAGATAGCGTCAAAGACTTATATGTTACCACTGACGTGAAGCCCATCTCAATTTCTAATGCGGTTGACCATCCTTCACACTATAACAAGGGCAAGATTGAAGTTATAGACTTCATTGAGGACCAACAGTTGCCGTTTCATCTTGGTAATGTTGTTAAATATATCGCTCGTGCCGGTTCTAAAGGCGATAAGCTAGAGGACCTAAAAAAGGCACGATGGTATTTGGATAGGTACATTAATGAGGTGATGAAATGAAACCACTATTTGGCGGATACGTCACATTAGATCGTCATGAATATATTATGGTGTGTGATACCTGGGACGAAGCACTAAAGGAGCTACATTGGATAGCTGATCAATGTAAACCATGTGAAGGTATGACTATTGTTGTAGGTCGTGCAGTACCATATCCAGGACACATCAACGTAGATGAAGTTATTCAAAGTGATATCAAGCGATGTCAAGAAGAGGCAGACCAAGGTGGAGAGGTGTATTACTTACATGATAATGTGGTTACACCTAGCCAAAAGGCTGAGCTGCAAGATTACTTGACTGATGTCTACCGTGCATGGATTAATCGGTATAACCTAAACGATGCTGCGTATCAGTTAACTAATACTACGATGTATCGGTATAGTGAAATCTTACAAGAATGGCAAGAAGTATAGGAGGCCTATTATGGAAGACAAAACAATGCGACTTATAGTTGAGTCTAACGATAAAGAGGCGTATTCATGTTCCATCGAGATGGAAAATGTTAATGGGATAAATGCGGCTCATATGACTGTTAAGATGATGTGCGCAGTAGCAAAACAATTCGCTAAAACTCCTAATAATATTATTGGGGTTATACATGAATTACATGAACTGGCATTGGCAAATATAGAATCTTATGACATCAATGGCACGTTTACTCCGAATAAGGATGAGCAACCCTTGAAGTTAGATAAGAGATCGTTATCTTAGGTGATGCCTATGAATACTAAGTCATGTACAGGGAGTGCACATCCAGGGGTTAGAAAGCTACAACGACTACTTAATAGTCGTAGGCGTATGAAGGACATAGAGTCACATCTACAACGCCTGGAGGCGGAGGCACAAGATGAGAAGTCTAATACTCCAGAACAACAACTTAACTTAAACACCGCACAGCGTGACCTCAATAATGAATTCCGTACACTGTCTAAGGAACGGTATGAGCTATGGACATTGATATGTAAGATACCTAATGACATTGAACGTACATTCTTAGAGAACAGATACTACTTTGGAATGAGCATGAAGGAGGTTATAGAGGATATGAATTATAGTGAAGCACAGATATATAATATCCAACGGAACGCAGTGAAAAGCTTTTGTCAAGTATTTTCTAAAAATAAATAAAGACAATATGCAATTAGAGGTAACACTTATGATAGGCTACAAGTGCGGAGCAGAGAATACCGGGGAAAGTTCTCTACTACCACACACTGTAGGGTACGTTCATAGTGAATACCTTTCTTGTACAACACCTCCACAGGGCAAGAAGTATCATTAGGGACTACGCACAACCACGTAGTCCCTTTTGCTTACTTCTTCAAAAGTTCGACCATTGACCTTTTGTCTTTTTTATTTTGAGAATGAATGATAAAAGGTACTCCCTAGCGATAAAACCAGCGGTGGTCGGCTCCGCGCGATATTTGTCTCTGTGTAGGAGAATTTTAATGGTTGAAAGTCGATTGTCAAAGGACAGAAAGGAGAAGTCATGGCGACGAGTGAAAAACCACGTGTGAAATTTAATAACGCAGGCGATTTGCTAGTATCTAGTGCGCAATTATGCGACCTTCTTCGAGTAACTCCTGAAATCATTTCGAGACACCACAAATCGGGCATGCCTAAAGCTGCAACGGGTTGGTGGAACCTCCGTGAAGTTCTCGTATATCTTGGCCAAGCCAAGGGGGATAAATCTAAAGACCAATCAGCGGCCACACGAAAGCTAATTGCTGAAGCTGACTATAAAGAGTCTCGAGCTGCGCGTGAAAAGAAATTACTCGATGTGTTAAACGGTGAGTACGTATCTCGTGCAGACGTAGCGAAAGAATGGTCTGCTCGTATCTTAGAGTTAAAGTCCTCACTCATCAAACTCGGTAAACGAGTAGGGAGTGAGTTCACTGATCCAGAAGAACGAGCGACGGTGGAAAGGGTGGTGAGCGAAGTTGCCGAAGACTACCTCGAAAGTTACTCGCGCAAAGGCGAGTACACGCCGGAAGTCAAAACCGGTAAAAGCAGAGCCAAGAGTTAATTGGTTCCATGAAGAGCTCGATGCATTTAAACCACCGGAACGATACACCGTATCAGAATGGGCTGACAATTTCAGGGTATTAACAAATATATCCGCAGAGCCAGGTAGGTGGAGAACGAATCGAACCCCATATCTAAAAGAGCCTATGGACAAATTTACAGACCCTCTGATTGAACAGATTGTACTATGCTTTGGAGCTCAAATCGGTAAGACTGAAGCAGAGCTCAACATGATAGGGTATGCATTAGACCAAACACAATCACCAGTTATGATGGTCTACCCAACAGACACTATCGCTAAATTTGCTAGTGATAAGAGAGTGCAACCGATGCTTAAATCGGTTAAATCTATTAGTGATAATTTTGATGAGAATAGTAAACTGCTTGAATTGGATTTTAACAACGGTAATTATATGGTACTGGTTGGGGCGAACTCACCTAGTAGTTTATCAAGCCGATCAATCAAGTATCTATTCTTTGATGAAATAGACAAATACCCCGCCTTTTCAGGTAAGGAAGCTGATCCAATAAAACTTGCGAAGGAACGTACTAAAACGTTCGTGGACAAGAAAATAGTAATGGTATCCACGCCTACCGTTGAGTCGGGTAATATTTGGCAGGCGCTCATGAATGCGAATGAGCGCAGGCAGTATTACGTGCCATGTCCACATTGCGGAGTGTCGCAGACCCTCAAGTTCAAGCAGATAAAATGGCCAGACGAACACAACGATAATGCGGACATGATACGTGATACAGCGTATTACGAATGTGAACATTGCGGCGGACACATCCACGATAAGCATAAAATGGAAATGTTAAGACATGGAACATGGGAAGCGGTAAATGCATCGCAAAGCAAAGTCCGCTCAATTTCGTATCACTTATCGTCGATATATTCGCCGTGGGTCACGTTCGGAGACGTTGCGTACGAGTTTAAGACTTCCAAAGGTACACCTGCCTCATTAATGAACTTCATTAATTCATGGCTAGCGGAACCTTGGCGAAGTGCTAAAACTAAGAGTACGCAAAATATGCAATTTACGGAATCTACGTATCCGTGCGGTATCGTGCCAGATAAAGCAGTATTGCTTATTGCTTCCGTAGACGTACAGCTTGACCACTTCTGGTGGGAAGTAAGGGCATACGCCCCAGGTGTTAAGTCTTACCTTATTGATTATGGACAGGCAAGCACTTGGGATGATTTAGAGGAAATCATTATTCATCGAGAGTATCCATCGGAGTATGGCGAACCTCGGCAAATAATGAAAGCAGGTATTGACTCCGGCTTCAGAACAGACGAAGTATATCAATTCTGTTCAAGATTCCCAGAAGTATGTATTCCTCTTAAAGGCTCGTCAAACCATACTACGATGACAGCACCATACACAATGACTTCATTAGAGAAAGGCGTTGTTGGTGGATTAAAGCTATACGTATTGAATACAGATTATTGGAAAGACTTTATATTCGCGAGAATGGTAAGACCGATAAACGAAGATGGCACGATCCATTTATACAAAGATTGTCCGCAAGAGTACTCAGACCATCTAAGGTCAGAGGAAAAGCAGGAACATCGAAATGTAAAAACAGGGGCGGTAACAGTTCAGTGGAAACCACTCACTAGCCATCCTGTTAACCATTTACTTGATACATGTACTTACAACGCAGCAGTAGCAGATATTGCCGGTGTTAAATATTTAATGGAGCCAGAACCTTATGAGGAAACTGAAGAGGTCCAAACATACGAGGACTACAGCGGAGGCATAGGGAATACTGGCCATTGGTTTAGATAGGAGGTGAACCATGAGCGATGTAAATGAACAACTTGAACGTGTGCGCCAAGTCATCGAGGATATCGAAACTAAAGGATATTCCGAGTTACAGATTGGTGGTAAACGATTCAAGACGATTGACTTGCCTGTACTTTACGCACGCGAACAAACGCTAATGCAACGAGCACATGAAGAGTCCAATGGATATCAAGCTGACGCATTCGTGACATGGGGTGGACGATGAACATTATTGATAAAGTAATCGGTTGGGTTAGTCCACAACGTGCGTATGAACGCCAAGCCTACCGCGATGCATTGCGTCAATATGATGCGGCATCTATGGATAGGCTAAACAGTGATTGGCAACCCGCGTATGGAACAGCGGAACAACTTGCAACGGGTTCACGTGATATCATACGTGGCCGGGCAAGAGCTGCCGAGATGAACAGTGATTTAGCAGAAGCCGCAGTAATTGCACTGCTACGAAATGTAATCGGTGCGGGGATTGTTCCACAAGCTAAAGTGCGAAACCGCAATGGTAAATTGAATAACGATCTTAATAAGAAAATTGAGAAAGCATGGGCTAAATGGGCGGAACCTGAAAACGCTGACATTAGGGGCATTTCTAATTTCTATGAACTACAAGAAATGGCACTAAGACGTATGGTGTACGACGGCGAGATTTTAGTTAATAAGACTTCGCAAGGCTCGTACTTACCATTATCCATTCAGTTGATAGAGGCCGAGAATATTGGCGCAGTAAGTATTACAAATGGCAAGAATAATATTATCAACGGTGTAGAAGTTACCGAACACGGTAGGCCAGTGGCTTACCATATAAGCCAAACAGACCCAATGGGGCTACGTTCTTTTGATACGGTTCGGTTAACAACAGACCAAGCCTTTTTGTTATTCAAGCCTAAGCGTCCATCTCAGATTAGGGGCATAAGCTTATTGGCGTTAGTATTGCGTAGGATTCACGATATCGACGAGTACATGGATGCTGATTTAATTGCTGCACGAGTTGCAGCGTGCTTCAGTGTTTTTGTAACCTCTCAAAATTCTGCAAGACAAACGTCCATGCTACCAAGAGATAGCAAAGGCAGACCTAATATCACAATGGCACCAGGTATGGTTAGACACCTAAGCCCTGGTGAGTCCGTTGCGTTTGCAGACCCTAGGCGTAACGCCGGTACTGCAAGCGAGTATTCAGCAACTCAGACTAGACGCGTAGCGTCCGGTCTTGGTATGAGCGCTGACATCGTAGCGCGTAATATATCTGGGAATTTCTCAGCTGCAAGGCAAAACTTGTTAGAGGACCAAAAGACATTCCGTCAAGTGCAGAAATTTGTAATCACACACTTCTGTATGCCGATTTGGAAAGCCTTTATTGACGCCCTTTACTTAGCAGGTGAATTACCTTCTGACTACTTAGCGAACAAGGACAAATACCAAGAGGTAGCTTGGCTTGCTCCAGGGTGGTCATGGATTGACCCTGTTAAGGAAGTTAACGCTAATAAGGAAGCTATCAAATCCGGGCTTACAACTTTAGAGGATGTGTGCGCATCATCTGGTCGTGATTGGGAAGAAGTTCTTGAACAACGGAAACTCGAACAGGACAGAGCTAAGGAGCTCGGGGTGTTACTAGATTATTCCAGTGAGTTGCAACCGCTAACGATGGGCGATGATGACACTACACAGGAAGGAGCTGATGGCTAGTAATGAGTGAACATCAAAAGCGTAGTGTTCTTGGCAATTACTGTCGAGAAACTACGATTGACCAAGTCGACTCCGACAATCGGACGGTAGAACTTTCCTTCTCCTCTGAAACGCCATATGGCCGTTGGTTCGGCGATGAAATCCTTTGCCACGATGAAGAGTGCATCAACCTTGAGCGCTTTTCCAATGGCTTAGGTACGGTATTGTTTAACCATGATCGTGACGCAGTTGTAGGTCATATCGAGAAAGTATGGCTAGAAGATAACCGCGGTAAAGCGTTAGTACGCTTTGACACAGATGAACAATCCGAAACAATATTCCAAAAGGTACAGTCCGGTACGCTACAAGGTGTAAGCGTAGGCTATGCAATCTACCGATATGAGGTATTGGAAGATGAAGATACTAAATCTACTAACGGTCGATTTAATGGTCCGGCTTATGTAGTAACGGATTGGGAACCTTTAGAAATCAGTATTGTATCTGTTCCTGCTGACCCAACAGTGGGCGTAGGACGTAGTGCTGAAGAAATTCATACAAGTATTGACACACAGGAGGATAACACACGTATGGATCCAAAAGAAATTTTAAACAATGAAGAAGTAAAATCTACAGAACCAGTAGAAACCGGTTTGACACAAGCAGACCTTCAAAAGGCTATGGAGCAAGAGCGTAAACGTACTTCCGAAATTACTGCATTGTTCCGTGACTTCGATGTAGAAGGTGCTGACGAAGCAATCGTAATGGGCGTATCCGTTGACGAAGCTCGTGCAATGGTAATGGACCAATTACGTGCACGTAATAAAGGCGTGTCCGTAACAATGGGCGAAGCTGAATCCGATAAATTCCGTGCAGCTGCACAAGATGCAGTATTGATGGCAGCAGGTATCCCTGTAGCAGATGCTGCACCAGGTGCACAAGAATTACGTGGTCACTCTATGGTTGAGTTAGCACGTGAGTCCTTGCAACGTGAAGGCTTGCAAGCTAACTTTGGCGATAACATGGAATTGGCACGTCAAGCTATTAACTCTACATCTACATTCCCTGCTATCATGGCAAACTTGGCTAACAAATCCGTAATGGTAGGCTTTAACGAAGCTGAAACTACTTACCAAATTTGGGCAGGTAAAGGCTCTAACCGTGATTTCAAAGAAGCTGCACGCGTAGCATTGTCTGAAGCGGGTAACCTTGAATTAGTTCCAGAAGGTGGCCAATTCCAACAAGACTTCTTAGGCGAAGCATCTGCTCGTACTAAAGTAGCTACTTACGGTAAATTGTTCAGCTTAACTCGTCAAGCAATCATTAATGATGACTTAGGATTGTTCTCCAAAATCGCTACTAAATACGGTTCCGCTGCTAAGCGCTTAGTAAACAAAATGGTGTATGCGCAATTAACTGGTAACGTTAAAATGCAAGATAATATTGCATTGTTCGATACAAAACATGGTAACGTTGCAGGTACAGGTGAAGCATTATCCGTTAAAGCAATCGCTAAAGCAATTACTGCTATGCGCCGCCAAAAAGGGATTACAGGTGAAGCAACTCTTAACATTACACCTAAATACTTGGTAGTTCCTCCAGAACTTGAAATGGTTGCATACCAAATCGTCAACTCTACTGCTGCAGTAGACGGTGTAAACTCCGGTGTAGTTAACCCTTACAAAGGTCGCTTCGTAGTTGTAGCAGATGCTGAATTAACTGATCCAGATGCATGGTACTTAGTAGCTGACGCATCTCAACATGACACTATTGAAGTAACTTACTTGAATGGCGTTGAAACTCCACGTCTTGAAACTCGCCAAGGCTTCGATGTAGACGGTATCGAATACAAAGTAGCATTCGACTGTGGCGTAAGTGCTCTTGACTTCCGTGGTGTATTCAAAAACGCTGGTAAATAATTAGGGGGTAAATACATATGGCAAAATTCGTATATGAAACAGACCGCATCAATTATGTGGCAACAGCAGATGTAAAAGCCGGTGACATTGTAGAAGCCGGTGCACTTCACGGTGTAGCAGTAACAGATATTAAGAAAGATGAAATGGGTGCGTTAAAAGTAACTGGCGTATTCAAAGTAGACGCTAATAAATCTGATACATACGCTGTAGGTGACGCAGTAAACTTCGCTTCTGGTAAAGCTGCTAAAACTGGTGGTAAACCATTGGGTATCGCAGTAGAACCTAAGACTGCAACTCAAGATACTGTTACAGTAATGTTGAAAAACTAATTATTGTATTTTTAATGAAATGCGGTCCACAAGGGCCGCATTCACTCTACGAGGTATAACATATGCTGACCTATGATGAAAGCGCCTTACTCGATGTATTTGGCGAAAAAATAACATATGAAGGTAAGCAGATTAAGGCTAGTGTAGAAATCGGTGAGTATGACGGTAAAGGTTCTGGGTTCGTAACTGGCCTTGCTGATAAAGCTAAGGTATGGGTTAGAACTAAGGACGTGCCACTACCTAAGACCAAAGATGTAATCTACATCAATGGTAAAAAGTGGTATGTGGATCATATCTCCGATAGCGACGCTAAAATGCACTGCCTTGAAATTGTGGCCAACGTTAGGACGGTAAGACCATGAGTAATTCACCAATTACCATTACTGACACTGCTACACCGTATCTTGAATTTATAGCTAAGACTAAACCGGACTGGACTAGGAAGGCTATGAAGTCAGTCGGTTGGATGATGCAGAAGGAAATCAAGGCCGGAATTAAATCCGGCTCACCTGGTGGCCACAAATATGCTAACTTCATGCCACCTACTATGAGGGCTCAATTTGAGGCAGCATTTGGCGCCAAAGTAAGGCGGGCCTATCAAGATGGCGGTAAGGCGTATAAAGAAGGTTGGGGACTAAAGTCCAGAGCCCAACTTATAGCCGGTGGCGTAAAGGAAACTACTGTCGGATATACACCACTTGGTAAGATGTTCCGGGCAGTGGGGTACCAATACGACGCCAGGTCGCAATCAGTAAAAGTAGGGTGGTTATCATCGTCTGCTAAACGATTAGGCGAACAGATTGAGCGTGGTTACACGAAACAAATCACAGAGCCAATGCGTAGGACATTATTTGCCGGTGGCTTTCAACTTGCCAAAGGAAAAACATCATTTAGGATTAAACCTCGTAAAACGTTTGGTCCGATGAAAACATCCTTACAGCCTAAGTTGGTACCTTACCTTGAAGCTAAAATCGGTGAATACGCACTAGGCAAAAGCACTCAGTTCGCATCTAGTAGACGAGCATATAAAGTGAGGTAGCAATGCAAACTATTCCACTAGCGGTCATTGCTAACAGATGGGCGGAAGCGGTTAAGGATAATCAGAAGATTACCGACTACTGCATGAAACACTTCGGAAAAGACTTAACTATTTACATCGGTTATGACGACGCCGGCGCACCTCTTGAGGAGGACTGTCCGTGTGTGATCATCATGATGGATAACAAGTCCGAGGGCTTGGCTAGTTCATACTCATATACCTTACAACTCGTATGGGGGATAGTAAGAAATGAGGCAGAACGTGAAGGGCGTGTAGTGAAATACACAGGAGCGTTCGAGTGTGATGAACTTGGCCAATTACTCATCGAATGTATTATGGCAGTTAACCCTAACTACCCAGTCATTAACATTGACTACGAAACAGACAATATCTCGTGGCGTCCGGTGTATCCGGGTAAAGCCACACTCACTATAGAAATACCGCATGTAATTGGCGGTAATGTTGAATATTAGGAGGATAAACATGGCAGTAGCTAAACGTGCACAAGGTGCACAATCTTCTCTTACAATGGCCTTTGAAACTGATTTCGGTACTACACCATCTACCGGTGGCGTGGTAATGCCTATTATCAGCTCATCCTTGAAGGCTAGCCAAAACTTGAATGACTCCTCTGTTATTCGAGGTACACGTAATCCGGCGGCACCTAGTCGCGGTAATATCGATACATCTGGTAGCATCGTGCCACCAGTTGATGTATTGGGCTTTGGCTATTGGTTAAAGCTAGGCTTTGGTGCTCCAACTACAACAGCACAAGGCTCCGGCAAGAAACACGTATTTAAAATTGGTCCAGATATGCCGTCTGCAACCTTTGAACAAGGCTATAAGGATATTAGTACTTACCAACAATTCAGTGGTGTGCGAATGAATAAAATGTCCTTAAACTTCGGTGGTGACTCTGAATTAACTGCATCTATCGATGTAATGGGCTGTAAAGAAACTATGGCGGCGGTGCCCTTCGATACTGCACCTAAGTCTATTACATTTACTCCATTCGAAAACCTCGAAGCCACCATAAAAGAAGGTGGCGTAACTGTAGCTAATGTATTGTCCATGAGCCTTGATATCGACTTCGGCTTAGATGGTGACTCTTACGCAATCGGTGGTAAAGGCTTCCGTACTTACATCGATACAGGTATTATCGGCGTATCCGGTACTATTAAAGCCTTCTTCCAAAACATGGACCTTTTAAATAAAGCAGTAAACGGTACAGAATCTAGCTTAGAATTAACGCTTACTAAAGGTACTAACTCCTTGACTATTAAGTTGCCTGAGTTGATTTACGAACGTAACTCTCCTGGTATCGATGGTCCTAAAGGCGTTAATATTGAACTTCCATTCAAAGCCTATTATGGTGATGATGCAGGTCAATCCGCAGTAGTATTTGAATTGGTTAACAGCCAAACATCTTACTAATCTAACTCATTAGGAGGTAACTATGAATATTCAAGGTAATGAATTAAAACCAAGAGCCCTTACATGGACTGAACGTGATGCATTAATCAAAGCAGGTCTAGACTTCGTGTATTGTCCAGTAGATGTTGATGATCAAGTTGCATCTATTGTACGTAGTCGTGATATTATGCGATTCATCTTAACAGATGTGTATGAACTCACAGACGAACAACTCAATACTGTAAGTGATAAGGATGCAATGAACTTCGCCGGTGAAGTCATTACATTAACTTACCAACTACAAGAAGAAACAGAAAAAAACTAGAAGAGGCGTGGAGGTGGATGTCCTCGGATAGGCCGAAGTACTGCAAGGGATGTAAGGAATTACAGACCGCTACAAAGCAGTCCTTCGACTGCTCCGAGTGTGACTTTAACCCACCACGCCTATTATTCGGTTCAAAACAGGCTTTGCGTTTGTATAACCTATCACGCAGTCAAAGAAATTACCACTCTGGCGGACTAGCCGGGTTTGATTATCCGGCTATACGTACGGTGGCTGAGATTAATAACATTAATCTAAATCCGATGTTATTTAGTCTTATGTGGATATTGGAGGGATTAGAAATGGAGGCGATGAATAAGGATGTCGAATAACGTAGTAGATATCGTAGTGCAACTGACCGATAAGAATGCAAAAGCCGGTTTGGAGAAAATCGCCGCTACCTCTAAGGGAACAGTTGCAGAGCTTTCAAAATTAAAGAATGAAATGTTTGCCATTGGCGCGAGTGCCGGTCTTGCCGGGCTAGGTTCAAAACTCGCTAAAGAGGCACTAGCTTGGAACTTATCAGTAAAGAAGATGCAATCCTTAACAGGTGCGACTGCTGAGCAAGCAAGTACATTCCTCTCCGTTGCAAACTATATGGGTGTAGCTACTGATGTTAGTACTGTAGCATTCGCTAAATTTGCGAAGGCTGTGTCTAACGCACAAGATAAAATGCAAGTTGCATCCGCAGAAGGGAAACTAGCTACTGATATGTTCAGCCGGCTAGGTGTTAGCATTGATCAGATTGAGGGTAAGAATACCCTTGAAGTGTTCAAAATCATTCAAGACCGATTAAGGAACATGAAGGACGGTGCTGAAAAGACACGGGTCGAAATGGAACTATTCGGTAAAACCGGATACCAACTTCACGGAATGCTGAATATGTCAGCAGATGCCATGAAGCAAGTCGAGGACCGTGCAAGAGCTATGGGGCTCATCATTGATGATGAAGCTGCTAAAAAGTCCGCTGCCTTTAATCGTCAGTTGAAAGATATGGAACAGACCGGTAAGCGATTGGCTATTATGATTGGCCAAGAACTCTTACCGGTGGTTATGGAATATGCACAAGGTGCAATCGATTTAACGAAGTCTTATAGCAATCTAGCTACAGAACAAAAAGAAGCTATCTCAGGGCTTATCAAATTCGGCTTAGAAGCTACTATAGTAATCACAGGTATTCAATCTGTTACAAGTGCATTGAAGTTTATGCGATTGGCTACTATAGCAGCCGCAGGACCTTGGCTTACATTAGCAACCGTAGCAGGACTTGCAGCTAAGAGCATATATTCGGCGGTATATGCATCTAAGACTGCAGGTACAGACCTAGGCGTTGACGTTAACGGTCTTAGAGCTCATAAGAACTTGAACGCACCTGGTACTAACTCGGCTTACATGGCTAACCATGATGGACGTTACTGGGTTGAGGATAGTTCACTCTTTGGACTCATCAAGAACGATCGCTTGGCAACGAAAGAAGAAGGTGCTCAAATCGATGCTGCTATTAAGGCTAAGGAAGCGGCAGATGCTGCGAAGAAGAAAGCCGAAGAGGAGCAAGAGAAACTTCAAAAAGAAATTGACGACGCTAAGAATGGTCTTACCAATAATGAGGCTATCAATAAGGCTAATGAAGAAGCTAGTAAGGCGGCCAAAGCACAAGAGGCGGCGGCTAAGAAGGCAGAGCAAGCAGCTGAAAAACTAGCCAGTTCGGTAGAACGTCTTAACGAGCTTATCCGTAGTCTTACACTTCAATCTTTGGAGATTGATGGTAGTCAATATGAAATCGATAAGCTTAACGCTAAGAACCAATACGAAACGAATAATAAGAACATCCGTGAGATTATTCGTTCTGCAGCGGGCTTAAATGGTGGCGGTGGTACTGGCCAAGCGGCAAGTGTGCTAGATGCGGCTAATGCTCAATTAGGCAAGAAGTACGTATTAGGTGCAGAAGGTGATTGGGCTACAGATTGTGGCAAACTATTTGCCGATAGCATTAGAGAATCGTTTGGGATTAGCACTCCTAGATATGTGCCTGATATTATGCGTGATGCTAGAGCTGTAGGTGCATGGCATGATGTAGGCGACGGATACGTGCCTAAAGCAGGTGATGGTGTAGTTGTACTTGGCGATAACCATGTAGTTATTGCTGATGGTAATGGTGGCTATACTGGCGCAAACTCTCATGGACCCGGTGGCGTGGGACCTGGACAAGTACTTCAATCTAGCTCTATTACAGGTGACTTTGGAACTGCAACAGGCTATGTAGATACAGCACTATATGCAAAAGCGTATGGGGGTAATGTTGGCGGCGGATGGGGTAGCTCAATCGATGCCTTAAAAAATGCTAATGCTAAAGCGTTGGCTAACTCCAACTTAGTAGCAGAAGCTAAGGCTAAGAATGAGGAAGTATATCAAAAGAAACTCGAAGAAGCTGACCGTAATCAAAAAATCCGTGTACGTAAGATGAACGAGGAAATATCGAAACTTGACCTTGAACGAACAGGCGATCGCTTGCAATTACTCAAGACGGAAGCCGAAGCCCAAAAAGCTCAAATTGACGATAACGTTCGTGAGTACACAAAGGCAGTAGGCGATAAGACATTAGCTGAAAAGAAAGCTAATGCTGAGAAGCTAAAGATTACTGCTGATACGGAACAGAAAATCAGAGAGTTAGCATATACGCAACTCAACGAGGACTCTGAACGTCAATCTAACTTAGTAAGGCTTGGACGGATATCCCAATCGGATGCAGACCAAGTACTTAATGAACAGTTACGAGCTTATATCGAATTCGCTCAACGAGAACTCAATGAAGCTCAGCTAAGTGCTACACAACGCTTGCAAGTAGAAAAGAACCTCGTTGAAGCTCAGCAAAAGCTATGGGAAATAGCCGGACGTAACTTGCGTACTAGCTTAGCAGAAGGTGCTAGACAGTATAATCAACAAGTCACTAACTATGGCGACCTAGCGAAGTCTACATTTGATAGTACGATGAGCAGTATTAACTCTTCCTTCACTAGTCACTTAGAAGGTATCGCTACTGGTGCTGAGTCATTCGGTAAGGGGCTTAAAAATATCTTCAAGGATATTACAAATAGCATCCTTAAAATGCTCGTCAACCTATCCTTCCAACAGTATGTACAACCTAAGCTACAAAGCCTATTCGGTGGAGTGGTAAGCGGTATCGGTGCTATTGGCGCCGGTCGTGGCGGTGTATCTTCGTTTGCAAGTGGCGGTTCTTTCAGTTCCGCATTTACAGGTAATAGCTTCGGTAAATTTGCAAGCGGTGGTATCGCTCCTGCAGGCATGACATTAGTTGGTGAGAATGGTCCAGAGCTCTTGCAGTTCAACTCCTCACATCGCATTTACAACGCAAGCCAAACACGTAAGATGATTGGCGGTGAAGGAGCTAATAAGGTAACGGTTAACATCATCAATCAATCTGGCCAACAACTGGATAGCCAACAGCAAGAAACTAAGTTCGATGGCGAACAAATGATAGTTGATGTAGTAGTATCTAGTCTTATGACAAACAAAGGAGGTATGCGTGATGCCATTAAGGCAGCCGCAGTATAGGGTATGTTAGAATTTCCTAATATTCGATGGCCGATATACCCCATCGATGAAACTACACCTGATGTGACTCGTAAGGTTCAGGTAGAAAATATGACGATGCTAACCCATCGTAAGACTACGAAAGCGTTACGATCGTATTCAGTAAATTACAAGATACCGACTTCGGAATATATCAAGCTAAGGAATTTCTTTGACCAAGTCAATACTGCAGAGATATTCCTTTGGACACATCCGGAGACACGAGCGAAAGTAAGAGTAAGGTTTGCCGACCAACTCCATTTCTCCGCTAGTGACTATGGTATATGGAATGGTTCTATTCAATTACAGGAGGCTTAGATGTTAACGTTATCAACTGCATCTATCATCGAAAAAAATAAGATATCCTCCACTGGAGCATGGGTAATGGCTATTGAACTTCATCATCCGGAAGGGAATATTCTCCTCGTGAATAACACTGAGGACTTAACCTTAGCCGGTAAGAAGTACACTGCCTTCCCATTTAAGCTAGAGGATATTAACGAGGACACTAAGCAGATGCCTAACGTTAAACTCTCTGTAGCGAATGTAACCGGTACTATCCAACGGTTAGTAGAAAAGAATAAAGGCCTCACAGATTGTGAGGTCAATATTCGAATATTCAATACCAACTTACCGGACATTATTGAACTAGAAGAAACGTTCATCATTAATGCATCCCAATCTAAAGCAGACTGGGTAGTGTTCACATTAGGTACAGACTTTTCATTCTCTCGTAGGTTCCCGCCTGTTCGAGTAATGAAAGATTACTGTCCTTTCAAATTTAAGTCTGTAGAGTGCGGATACAAAGGATATGCACAAAACTGCAACAAAACTCTAAAACGCTGTCGTGAGTTAAATAACAGCGTTAGGTTTGGCGGTGAGCCAACAATACCACAAGGGGGCTTATATGCGTCTAATTCTTCTAAATAACCTAATAGGCACTCCGTGGAAAGAGTTGCCTTGTTGGGAGCTTGTGGTAGAGGTGTACAAGAGAGCCGGTATTCAACTAGAGCCATACGCAACGTATTGGCCAGACATGAACTCTCCCTGGCACGAAGTCAAGGAGCCGGAAGTAGGGGACATAATTGTCATGAACCTCTACGGTAATAATGCTGATCATATCGCAGTATATGTAGGCGAAGGTAAGATGATACATTCTACTGAATATGCGGGCGTATGTATCGTACCAATGGACAGATTAAGAAAACGTATATTAGGAGTGTACAGGCACAAGGAGGCTCAAAATGATTAGATTAGTAATTGCTCGAAACCCATTCGACCTTACCACTAGACAAGAGACTCTTGTGCCTTTTGTTGAAGGTAAAAAGCTTAACCAATATTTCACTGAACCAGGTGAGTGGGTGTACTCCATTAATGGTGAGTTAGTAGATGATACCGCATCACCTACAGATGAAGCCTATGTAGTGGTATTACCTAAACTTGAAAAGCAAGCATTCGCTATCTTGTTATCTATTGGTTTGTCTATTGCAACTGCCGGTATCGCCTCGGGTGCGATATTCGGTATTACAAGCGTATTAGGTCGTACGTTAGCAGCAATGGCTATAGGTATGATTGGTAACGCGATCATATCTAAAATAGCTGCACCTAAGACAGATAGTTCTAATACAGAACAGTCCGCTACTTATGGTTGGCAAGGTGCACAGACTGTTATTGGCCAAGGTCATCCTTTAGCTATTACCTATGGCAAGTGTAAAAGTGCAGGCATGCTTATATCTCGCCATGTAACAAGTGACGGAAGTAAGCAATATCTTAACCTATTATACTGTGCCGGAGAGGGTCCTATTGACGCTATAACGGACGTAAAATTAAATGGTAACCCTATCGGTAACTACAAGGAAGTTCAGCTCGATGTAAGACTTGGTACAAATAACCAAGAGATAATCCCTAACTTCAATGATAACTATGCAGACCAACCATTAACGTATGAACTTACAAACGACTGGTCAATACATCAAACGCAAGGTAACTTATCTACTGCGTTAGAGGTTACTATATCACTACCTAATGGTTTGTATTATTCAAACGACCAGGGCGGACTAAGTGAAACGTCAGTCACTATTGAAGGTGGCTATCGTAAAGTTGGTTCTGCAGAGTGGATACCCTTACCGATTAGTAACAATGGTGGCCAAAGTGCCATGCTTGAAAAGACAGATAATCGTTGGTTTAAACGCAACAGTCATTCAAGAACGTCTATCGATAATAGTCAATATACTGGCGTTATTAAGGATAGTTCGAATAAAGCTATCTATCGTGTGTTCCGGTTCGATGTAAAGGAACCAGGGCAATATGAAGTCCGTATGCGATGTGCACATAAGGACGGTAATTCTAACCGCCATGTGAACAAAGTATATTGGTCGCAGTTAACTCAGATTGTCTATGATGATTTCATTCATCCTGGTAAGGTGCTTATTGGTATCAAAGCATTGGCTACTGACCAATTAAATGGTAATGATCCAAACGTAACTTGGATACAGGAGCGTAAAACAGTATGGGTATTTAATACCTACACTGGAGCGTATGAGTCTAAACCGGCTAATAATCCGGCATGGGCTTGCTACGATATCCTTCATCATTGCCGGAAGATTGGCGATGAGTATGTAGTTAAAGGCGCTCCTCGTGAACGCTTTGTATATGACGCATTTAAAGCTTGGGCTGATAAGTGCGATGAAAAGCATATTACATTTAACTACATTTACGACAATGCTAGCCAAGTGTGGGATGCACTTAAATACGCTGAGAACGTAGGTAGAGGTAAGGTAATACCTCTAGGTACTCGGTTCAGTTGTATTTACGATTATGCTGCTATACCTACTCAGTTATTTACTGTAGGCAATATCAAGATGGACTCATTCATGGAAGAGTTCCAGGCTACATCATCTAGGGCAAATGCTATCGAGGTATCATTCCTTAACAAGGCGAAAGACTACGAGCGTGATGTACTTCCTGTATTCAGTGAAGAGTATGACGTGACTACATCCCTTGCTAGTCCGGCGCAAGTCGAACTCATGGGATGTGTGGATGTAGACCAAGCCTACAATTACGCTAAACACTACCTAAGAGCGAATAAGTACGAAGTGCGTACTTGTACCTTCGAGGCGTTCACGGACGCCATAGCGTGTACGATAGGGGACGTAATCCTATTACAACATGATGTGACGGACTGGGGGCAAGGTGGCCGTGTAGAGTCTGCTGTAGGTAATAAAGTAATCCTTGATAGAGAGGTTACTTTTGAGCAAGGTAAGACTTACAGGCTTATGGTACGCAACGCTAAAACGGATGCATTAGAGTCTTACAACGTAACTGGTGTAACCGGTAAGACCTTAACGCTTGCTAGTAATGCAGTTATTCAGACCGACGATTTATACACGTATGGCGAGGCAACCAAGGAAGCTAAACCGTTTAGAGTGTTGTCAATCAGTAAGTCCAACTCTGAAATGACTCGTAAGATATCCTGTATCGAATACTACCCTGAGTTGTACGCCGGTGATGATGGATCAGTGCCAATCATCGACTACACAACGAAGTCTGACGTAATTAAGGTTGTTAACTTAGTCTTAATTGCTGACGTCAAGACATTAAAAGATGGTACTGTGCTCTGTGATATAAATGGTACTTGGCAACCACCAAGGGGGAAAGTGGCCAAAAATATCATCGTGTATTACAAGCCTGTAACTGCCAAGGAGTGGCAACAGTTCAAAGTATTAGATGGCAGTGCTACTAGCGTGACTATTCCGAGCGTAGCAACTGACGTTAACTACGACGTTAAGATTGTATGTACAAATAATACTGGTGCTGCGTATGAAGGTGTAGAGCGTGCAGTGTATGTGAGTGGTAAGGAAATACCACCGGCTACACCTAAAGGATTTAAGGTAACTCAGGATGCAGTAAATAGTAGCGTACTTCACTTATCATGGGAACCTAATACAGAGGCTGACCTACATGGATACACGCTATATGACGGTAACGATGTAGTCCTTATTAAGCATATAGGCGGTACATCCTACTCGTACTTTATCCCTAATACTGGTAATTACTCATTCAAGCTATCTGCTATTGATACATCCGGTAATGAAAGTGGTAAGGCTGAGGCTCGTATTACGGCAAGTGTATCCGCTGAGAGTGTAGCTACACCTAAAGCACCGGCACGAGGTGAAGTGAAAATCGGTAAGACGATCGTTGCTGCATGGGACCCAGTAGAGAATACTTACATCGATTACTACGAAGTTCGACTTGATAGTAATGTTGGCCAGTCCAATAACCTACTAGCCAAGACTACAGATATTCGCTCTGAAATTAAGTTATCGGCCCGTAGAGGTGCTGTATTCGTGTACGCGCACAATCCTGTTAAAGGTTATGGTCCGGCTCTTAGACTTGACTATAATGCAGTAGTACCTAAGGCTCCGACGAATGTCAAAGTAAAAGGTAATATTACTGGCGTTAGCGTGGTCTTTGATAGCATACCGGATACTTGTATAGGCGCTAATATTTACATAGGTACAGAGAAGTATTTTGTTACTACAAACGTAAATATGATACCTCATGACGCAGGAGTATTTGATGTTAAAGTCGCTTATGTTGATGTATTTGGTGAGGGTGTGTACTCTGATATCGTTGGCACTTCAGTACCGGCTAGCATTGACCCGGCTTTAATCGATAAGGAAGCTCTTGGCATTAAGTCTATGGATGATAGGATTAAAGAGCTCACAAAGACTGCTAATGCATATTCTACCCAAGTTAAAAGATTAACTTCTAATATGGCTACTCAATTCAGCCAATTAGAAAACGGCATTGACTTAAAATTAAAAGCATTAAACGGTGATGAGCTAATCAGTCGTATTAATCTAAGCTCCACAGGAACAAGGATTGACGGCAAGTTACTTCATGTAACCGGTAACGCTAAGTTCGACAATAACATCATTACCAATAAGATGCTCGCTGCTAAAGCCGTGTCTGCAGATAAGATGGCTGTCGGAGAGTTAAGCGCAATCAGTAGTAATCTCGGGACTGTAACAGGCGGTAAGATTATCGGCGGTACAATCCAAAACAAAACCGGTACATTCAAAGTTGACGCCAACGGTAACATCGTAGGGGCTAATATCACAGGCTCACGCATTGACGCTGCCTCAATATTCCAATCTGGCTATAAGATTAAAAATATTGATGCACAAATCTACAAAGTACGTCATGGTGACTGGTGTCCACTCCCGGAAGGGTTTAACGAAAGTCAATGTGTGTTTGTGCCTGTTGGCTACATAATGACTGAAAGTTATTTTGACCACGACCATAACTATTATAAAAATAAGGTTCCTCGTTGGGAGAATAAAATACCCTATAAGATTAGTAAGTCGGAATATGAGCAACAAAAGGCTAGATATATAGGCCGATGTGATATCTATATGAATGGTGGCGTTAAATCAAATGTAGGGCTTATTGAAAATCGCCGAGCAGTAGTTGAGCAAAAAGACTCCGTCGAAAGTAGCGGCGAGCATAACGATCATTACACAAATTCATATTTATATGGCGAACTGTACATATTAGTTATCGCACGACAATAAGGAGGATATATGGTAGAACAAGATTTAACACTCTACGCAGGACAAGACTTTGATATCACGTACGTCGTACCGCCAGATAGCGATATGACGTTAAGTCAATACAAAGGCGCTTGTAAAATTCGCAAGCGCCCATATGACAATATGATATTAGAGTTAACACCTGTGATACAGTCTAAACAGGTAAGGTTTTATATTTCTGGCCAAGAGTCAGCGGAGAAGAAAATAAAGGGTGGCGATTATATCTACGACGCATTCCTTTATAATGACGAACGTTGGCTAAAGATTGGCCAAGGTACGATTACGATCGTGCCGGACATTTCAATGCATGATTAAAGGGGAGGTAACTTATCATGGCTGAAACAAATAACATTTTAACACTTAAACTTGACAAAGAAACAACATTACCATTGTTGGAAGGCTTGGGTAAATCTGCTTATGCTATCGCAGTGGCTCACGGCTTCAAAGGTTCCGAGCAAGATTGGTTAGATAGCTTACGTGGTCCTAAAGGTGACCCAGGTGACAAAGGCGACCCATTTGAATTTAGCGACTTTACACCGGAACAACTTAACGCACTTAAAGGTAAAAAAGGTGACCCAGGTGACCCTGGCAGTGCTGAAAAAGCAGCAGAACTTTTGAAAAATAAAAACGTATACTTGCCTGATGCAAGCGTAGATACAGTATTGGCTAAGCTAGTAGAAATTTTGGGCGATACCATCCACGTGGAATTCAAACAACTCGAATACTTCCAACCTGTAGCCGGTCAAGAATTCTTAGACCTTAAAGGTGAACCTCACTTCAAGGTTTCTGTAAATGGTGGTGAAAAACGTGTATTTGAAAGTGATAACATGCGTGTACCTATCAAAGCGTTTGGCGAAGATGATATCAAAGTATCCTACTTTGACCTTGCAGACCGTGAAGTAGGCGTTATCTCTATCAAAGGTCTTGAGACTACTGTGGCAGATGATACTTACACAGACGCAGCAGGTGCGAAGTTTACTAAGTATGGCAAGAAATTAGTATTACGCTTAGCTGACTATAGCGAAGGACGCTCTTTCAACTGGCTTGGCAAATGGACAAAATCCGATATCGATGTATTGGAAATCATTTCTGATACGGAAAAACAAATGCTTGATGACGATAGTAGAAACACCAATAAATATGACGGCTTAACATTCATTATTAAACAGCCACAAAACATTACATTTAGAACCACAGCAAATCAAGGCACTGTATCAATTACAACAAACACACGCAGTTTTAAAGTTATCTTAAACGATACATTAACTTGGAACGGTGGCATATACGAAAGCGACCATTTATAATCTATACCTAGTCCTTAGTTATCACAGAGTAAGGGGGTGCATATCTCATCTGGACTTGGCAGTTTGAGTTAAACGACTTGCTTACGACATTAACTATCGTAGGCATCGTAGCAGGTGCAGGATATCGGCTTCTGATAGTACCGCTATTAGACCGTCTGGAAGCACAACGAATACAGGATAATATATCCTTCACGAGTAAGTGGGATACACTCTTTGATACTCTTAATGAGTTAAAAGAGGATATGAAACTCTCACGTGCTGAACGTGTAAAATCGGAGGCTACCTTCATGATGTTAACCACGAAGCTAGAATCCATGGAAAAGCGAATTAATGAGTTAAGGGAGGAATTGCATGATCATACCACCTCGGCTCATGGACAGCGCTAAGAAAGTATTTAAATCTGTTAGGGTGGCCAACATCCACCCTACAGGTGTATTAGCGACGAGGGCATTAGTCCTCGTCATGCTAGTACCTATATTGTTAGTAGTCATCGAATACGTGATGGCATTCGCCACAGGGTATGTATCCGATGAAACAGGGAAATTAATTAGCACAGGTATTAATATTATTGACCATATCTTTATCCCAAGTGTACTAACTGCCCTTGTTGGGTTCTTAGCACTTTGGATAGATAGGGATAATAACGGTGTACCTGATAAGCTAGAAGGGAGTAACAATGAAAGTATGTATCAATCCGGGTCACGACGTGAACCTTGATAGTGGCGCAGTTAACCCTCGTACTGGACGTCGTGAATGTGACGTCGCACTCGAAGCCGGTGAACTTCTCCAAACATACCTAAATCAAGCCGGATGCCAAACCGTGCTTGTACAAGACGATGACCTCGGTTACGTCTGCCATGTATCTGATGATTTTGATGCGGATATCTTTGTATCCTTACACTGCAACGCATTTAATACTCAAGCACGTGGTACTGAAACACTATATAAGTCTTTTAATGGACAACGATTGGCTAATGATATCCAGAGCCAAATCATCCGCAGCATTAATACCGTAGACCGTGGTGTTAAGAAACGTGATGACCTTTGGGTACTTAACGGAACTAACGCAGTGGCCGTACTCGTAGAAATGGCATTTATCGACAATGACGACGATTTGGACATGCTTAACAATGACCTGGATACGATTGTACGTGCCATCGCTAGGGGGATAACAGACTTCGCAGGAGGTATGTAATGTATGAGAAAATCAAGACTACACTTACTAGCTATCCTGTGTCTTATTATGATATCGGTGCTATTGTGCTCCTATCCTTCTTTTGCCTCTGGTACATCTTCTATCAGCCAAGCGGAGCAGACTATCAGCGTACCATTAACGCAATGGAACGAATTGAAAAGCAACAACGAGAAAGCGTTGAGCTTAATCGGAGCGTCCAACGTTCCATTGACAGAAGCGCAGACCTTAGTCATGAAGCAAAGGGAAGAATTGAACGAAGCACACAATACAATCACAAAATTGGAGAACGAATTACAAACAGCCAAGGTAGACTTAGTGAAGCAAGAAGTTACCTTGAACGAAATGCAGAGCTCTTTAGACGTATTGAAGAACAAAGTCGAGAACGACAAGAAAACTATCAAACGCCTACGGATGCAACGCAACCTATCCCAGGTAATAGGGGCGGGAGCGATAATCGGAATATCAATTCGACGATGAAATAGAGGTGATCCAATTATCTCCATAGCGTGTAATGGTGGATACGCGCAACTATCAACTATTAGTTGTCAGTTGAGTAGTAAAGCAATTGTTTGTAGTTAAAACGTAAAGAGCCTACTAACCTAGATTAAATCTATGTTGGTAGGCTCTATTTTTTGTTTGTAAAAATCAAAATAAATACTTGCTTTTATACACGATATAGGGTATAATATAAACATAAGGAAGGAGGTGAAGCCGTTGAAGAAGTTACGGAAGATAATAAAAAAGTGGCTACCGATAATAACCGCGTTTATCCAACTTGCAATCGCGATAATACAGTTATTAAATCAGTAACCACAGGGGCTCGAAAGAGCCCCAATCTTCCTAACTATTATAACAGTGGCGAGCATATGATTACAAGATTAACTTTAATAATTAGTATTATTGCTTTTGTATTATCTGTCTATAATTTATTAGTAATATCAGGAGTACTGTAATGAAACTAGATGATGTAATGACAACACAAGAGGCTGCAGAACGGTGGAATGTTACTGCTGATTCATTAAAACAGAATTGTAGAGGTCGTGTAAAGAATGGATTTAAGGAAGGCGAGTTTAAGAAGTCTGGAAAAATGTGGCTTGTAACTCGTCAAGGGATGGAACGATTATACGGGGAGGAACCTAAAATGTTAAAAGTAATTAATTGTACATCTAACTTACATCAAGTAATGGGTACTGCTGAAAGCTATAAGGAAGCATGGGATATGATATACGACCGTGAAATGCAGCAATCAAATTGTATTGGCAAATGGGATAAAGCACAATGGGACGAATGCGATATGGCGGAAGAGTTTCCTGGCTTCAAATGGCCTGAAGGTGTTGATTACGTTTGGACCGCTGACTGGATAGCGGAAGTCATTCCTGATCCGAAAGAATATAACGAGGAGGGTGTAAGAAATTTAATTGATGATCTTCTATTATCTTATGAACTCATAGAAGAAAATGAGTAAAGTTATATAATAGTATATATTATATAAACGCTTAAAATCGCTCTAAAATTTCAAGCGTTACTCAACTGTTACTCAACTTTATGAAAATAAAAACCTTATAAATATAGTAAATAAGAGGTTTTATAGTACTATTAAAATTGTACTCCAAATAATTTGGCGCTTATGGGAAAACCACTCAGAATTGGGTGGTTTTTTCTTTATGACATGTCACTGT